TGATCTTGACCAGATCCAAGAATCCCAATCCATGCGTGTGTTTAACGATGTCTTTTAAGATGTCTATCATAATACCCTAATTGTACATGATATTTAGGTCTTAGTCTAGTGTTATTTCAGAAACTTTGTACACCACTGGATTTTGTTTACCAGGCTTGCGGAAGATGGCGTAGTTGGCACCGGGTCGGAACATGTTCATTTCCACCACTTCATAACCTTCATCCTCGATGATTTTTGTCATGGCCGTTTTTGTGTTGTAGTTCCAATATCCTCGCTTTGCTTCTTCGAGGTCATGGTCATAGTGGCAGTCAGCATATTGGATGAAAACATAACCTCCGTCTATTAGGACTCTCTTGATGTCTTTTAGGTATTCCATTATGTGTTGCTGGGTGAAGAATACAAAAGTGTCCCAACTGAACACGAAATTGCATGATCCGGTAGGTATTTGATCACAGGATGTTCGCTCAGTGGTGTAGAATCTGAGATATTTCTGTGCGGCAGGGTTGAACCTCTGACGGATTTTTTTGTCTAGGCCCGGTATTACATCTACGAAAAAATTCAATCTCCAAGCCCTAAATTCCTTCGAAAACATGCCATTGCCTGGTCCTATTTCCAAACTATTATATAAATTGGTCTTTGAGAATTGGAATATTTTTGTCTGTATCATCCTATACAAGAATTGATCCACTATTGGTCGTTTACTTTTTTGCGCAAGATCCTTTCCAAACCAGCCAGTTGTTTTGTCAATCCTGTCGATGACTTCGTTGTTGTTTGCGTCTACGACCAAGGCGAGGTCTTTCAAAATTTTTAGATTTTGATCTATTAAGGTATCAAAATCCTTGCTGTCCTTCAATTTCTCAAGTTTTTCTATCAGGAGTTTTATCTCTTCTATGCTTAACATACCTATATTTAAAATTCAAAAAGTTTATTGAAAGTGTTCGTGGTCTCCGTTGACTGCACGTCCCACTCCAACACTCCGATTAGGTTGTCTATCTTCTGGTCCAGAATCGTGCTCTCCATTGCCTCTGAGTCAAACGGTAGTTCCTTGAACCATTCCGGTATGCGCAGTTCATCCACCGGATACGCTATGGATGTATACCCAAGTGGGTTGGATTTCAGTTTACAAACGATCACCTTGGCTCCGTCTGTTATGGGCATTGAGTACTTGTCGCCATACATCTCACGGCAACGGTTCCAGTTCATGCTGGCCCTCACGTGTCCCGGCATGTTGGTCTTGCCCTTCTTGTTCTCCTCCTCTGTGTACTTGGTCATGTTGTTGGCACGTTTTGGTGATCCTTTTTCCCAACCTGGCCTAGACTTGAATTCTGCCCTGAATTCACTTATTTTTTCAAGCACTTCTGCTTCTGTGTTTCCCGTCAGAACCATGTAGAGTAGATCACTCAGGAAGTCCTGAACGAACACCGGTGTGTCTGATCTCTTTAGGTCGAGGCCCATCGCTTTTACTTTGCCCGCCTTGCCTTCCGTGTCCACGCGTTTGCCTTCCTTGTCGTAGTACAGCACCGCGTACCTCTTCTTGGTTATAAACAGTCCTTTACTAGCGACCAGTTCCCTGCCCGCCGCTATGACCTCGCCACGTGTGCCTGGGCAATGGAATGCCCGGGTCATGAATGATTTGAATGATCCGTTAACTTCGTCGGCGATCTTATCGTACAGCGCGACCACCGACTCTTTGGTCCATGGTATCACACCTTCGTCGATCTCTTTTTTCAGTGTCTTGTGTGCCGTGAAATACACAGAGTCAGTGTCGCCATACACCACGCTCTCGCCCTTGTGGTCATACTTGCCCGCCACGATCTCGTTCACCTTGCTGGCCATGTGCCTCGTGATACATCTGCCTGTAAGTGTCACACTCTGTCCGATCCTTATGTCAAAGAACCTACAGCCCGGGTTCAGTATCGCACCATACAGACTGTTGAGATTAATCTTCTTGACCAATTGCCTCTTGTCCCAGTACTCCCGTTCTATCTCGTTGTCACCACAGTCACGCATCTTCTGTTGCATCTCTTGTCTCTCAGCGTACCAACGCTTCAACAAGCCAGGAATGATTGCTTCATACTCGTATGTGAATATTGTGCCATTCGCACTCAACATCCATTTGTTGTTGCCATCGAATATCACATCATACAGTTGTGCCGCACTCATTCTCACACTGGTCTTGTCTTCCCAGTCCACTATGATCTCTGTCCCTTTGTCTTGTTTCATCACTGCCTGGTATTCCCAACTGCCGAACTGGCTGTCCCATGCGGCCGCGAATGACTTCTTGGCGTGCTTGGCCCTGTTGATCTCCGCGGAAGTTATCACTGGTCTTATCTGTCCCACGATGGTCTCCGGTCCCATGTTCAGTGCTCGTATCACACTTGGATAAAGTGAGTTGATGTCGATAGAGCCAATCCAGTCATGTATGCCCTTCATCGGGGTCGCCACGTATGCTCCAGCGGCGGGTTGGTTCTCCTCGCCTTCCTTCTTGTACTTCCTGCCGGGAACCTGCATGCCTCTCCTGTGTGCTTCGTTCACTATGGCCTGTTCCGTCACTGCCACGGCGCCCATAGTGGTCTGTAGCAGTACCGTGTTTTGGTGTGCTATCTCGTTTGCGAGTTCTATGAACTTCAACTTCTTCTCAAGTTTGGCCAGCAATGCTGTGTCTTGCCTGTTGTACTCTATGAACAAGCCAAAATCATTCTTGTACAGGTTATCCAGTGATCCCTCATACACTGTCTTGCGTTCTCCCAGTTCGTGTTCACCTATGGCGTCTAGCCTGAAACTGTGTCGTTCCTCATAGGTGTATTTCCTGTACAGTTCCAATAGATCCAAGTGCACCCTGCCGATGAGGTCAAAACTCAACTGCTCCCTGCCGTACTTCTCGAACACCCTCTTCTTGGGCTTCTCACCCCAGAAGCACAGTCTCCTGGTGTCATCGCCACTGAGCACTTTCTGTATCCTGCCCACAGTGTATGGGATATCATAACCCTCACTGTTCCAACCCGACAAGATGTCGGCGTCCTCCACAAGTTGCAGGAACGCGTCCAGCATGTCCTTCTCCTTCTCGAACAGCATGGTGTTGTCGAACCTCTTTGTGAGTTCCTCCGCGTCCTTCATGCTGATTGTCTTGGGCGGCACCGCCAGTGTGACCAGTTGATCCGTCCAGCTCATGTAACAACTTATGGCAGTTATGGGCATGAACGGATCATCTGTTGTTGAGTAACCACGATCTGGATCGAAGTCCACCTCAATGTCGAAAAACATCACGTTCAGTTTTGGCGTCTCCTTGCCCAGGTAGTTCTCTTCCAGACACCTGAACACCGGATTGATGTCGTGTTCGTAGAGTTGCTTGTTTGATCTTATGCGTTGCTCTTTTATGAATTCTTTGTGTGTCTGGCACACCACGCGCTGTAATGGCTCTCCGGTCATTCCCCTGTGCTTGCCTCGGGCGTCCGGGTAGTAGAACACGTACCTGGCGTCGTACTCCGTGAATATCCTGCCCTTCTTTGGATCACGCTCCACCACGTAGATCCTGTCCTCGTCCTTCTTGTATAGTGCGTCTATGTAACTCATCCTACCACCATCCTGCGGCCACTCCGTATCCGAATATATTAACACACGCGAAGTAGAAAGTCAAAATCATCACCCACGCCGCACCTCTCCTGTATGACGCGTAACATTGTGTCAATGCACCAACCAGGAATGCCGGATACACTATGAGCATGTTGGGATCTCTGGCGGATATCGCCAGTGTGAGGCTGGCCGCAACAGTGAAAACGAAACTGACCAGTTCCAAGTAGAACGCGGTCTTGTCGCTCTCATAACTGTGGAGCCAGAATGATCTGACTCGACTCAACATTAAAGTTTGCCGGCCGTGTTTAGTATGCTCTCCAGGGTGTCCATCTCGTCTGCGATGTTCTGGTAGTTGCCCTTGTGTGCCACTGATATGGCCTTGTTGATCAAGGCTGGTTTCAGTTCTAGTTCCTCTGCTATTGCTTTTACTGTGTCTTTCAGACCGCCCTTCAAGTCCTCCACCTCGCCCAACACCTGTGAGCCCTGTGATATTATCTGTATTAGTTTCTGCTTCTCAGCATCATTGAAATTTCTTACTGCCATTCGTTTCTCCTGTTGTTAAGCGTATATTATATTATACTTTGGTGGGTATGTAAACTATTTTTTCTTGGTAGCCACATTCTTGGCTTTACCACGCCTGTTGGGGTTTGGGTCTTGTCTTCTTTTTCTCTGTGCCGCACTGGCCCTGCCCTTCTTACCGAGAGCGTAGGCCTTCTTGGCTGGTAAACATTTTGGTTTGCCTTCCTTCTCACTACCGCGAGCACAGGCTCCACGGATCTTGCCCTTTGGACCGAATCTAACCCATTTCTGCTTGAACCATTTCTTGAGGTCCTCGTTCAATGTCTCTGCCATTATGATGTCGCCACAGTTCACACAGAAGTCGATGTCCTCACGTTTCACACAGTTGGGCACACGTTTTCCGAACATGGTCTTCATGCCCTTTTTTTCGTACCCCTTCCAGCACTTCTCCGTGATTACGTCCGTGATCCTCATTTGCTCTTGTTACCCCAGTTGGCCGCACCTTTTTTACGGCACTGGACCAATGCACCACTGGCGTAGGCGGATGGCCAAACCTTGTATCTTGATTTCACCTTGTGATAGCAGGCGTCTTTCTTCTCAGCCAGTCTCTCGAATTCTGCTTCCGTGATTCCTATGACTTCGCGTATCTGCATGTTACCATGCCCTACATGACCAATATCGCGCCCTCGTTTTCGGGCCCGGGTTGGCACAGTTGTGTCTGGCCCTGAATGATTTCCTCGCCTTTGGATTTGACTTCCTGATCTTCATGGTCTTCTGTCCGGCCCGTCTGGCTGAACTTCCACCGTGTCCGAAGTTGACCTTCTTGACGTTGCCTGTTTTTGGATCTTTGACATACACTTTGAATTTCTTAACATCACCACGCATTGGTTTGTTCAGTGGCACTTTACGTCCTCTGTACTCTGCGTCAAATAATTCCGTCTCATCTTCTGGGAAACCCAGTTCACCAAACGCTTCGTAGAATGCATCATCGTCCTCGAACGTCATCTCATCCTCTTCTGGGAATGGTTCGTATTCACTTTCGTCTAGAGCAACCAAGGCCTCCTCTGCGTTGGTCAGTGACTGTATCGCCGACTTCTTGGCTTCCTCGTCCACTGACAGTGCTTCCACCCTGTCCTTGATCGCGGATATCGCCAACATCACCTTTGTGAATTCGATCTTGTCGTCATCCGCTAGTTCATTCATCTCGTTTGTTGGCACGTTGACGCCGTCTATCCTGTTCAATATGTTCCTGATTTCTACCATTGATTCCGCTATCGGTGAGTTGCCCATCTTCATCTGTGTTGGATCCTTCGTGAATTGTGTTGTCTTGGCCAGACCCC